CATATTGGTGTGTATCACCGCTATAGCGGTAGCCGAGCCCTTCAACGCGGCCAAGTGGGCGACTTTGTGGGTGCTGGGCGACAACAGGAACCAAACTATCAAAGATGCGATGGTAAGGATAACGGTATTTAAGCTCAGTCCGCTCATATCACCGAGAAATACACCTGATGTATGGCTGGACGACTACCGCAGCATACTGCGGGAGCTCAACGAGGCCGCAGAAGGGCGTATAACCATGAACTTACCACTCAGACAGCCCAACAATGCAACAAGAACATACAACGGGGGTAACGTTAAAAATGTAAATAACTACTAATGGCCGGCAGATTTCAACAAATAGCTAATTTTTTCGGTTTCGGGGCCTCGGACAAGGGCTACGGGAGCGATCAGGCATTTATACGAAAGGCCGCAGGCACCGCTAACCCTGTACGCAACCTCAGCAATGAGATATTCCCGCAGTCCTTCATACAGGCACGCATAGACCTTGCAAGCTGGGCAGCATTTCTGGAGCAAGCCGAGCAAGCGAGTTACCCGTTCAGGGTAGACCTGCAAAAGATGTATGTTAAGACCCTGAAGAACGGACATGTAGCGTCTTGCGTGCAACGCCGCAAGGAGCTAACCCTGCTACGGGACTTCCAGATAGAAAACGCCAATGGTGAGTACGATAAGAAGTGGACAGAGTACTTTAAACTGTTCTGGTACAAGCAAAACCTGCTGGAGCTGATGCTCGATGCAGACTACCATGGTTTTACACTGGCCTCGATAGGCGAGATTAAGGACGGAGTGCCCGGACTTATCACCAACATCAAGCGGTGGAACATAAGCCCGGACAGGGAGCATGTGAGCGTGTTCGAGAAGTCACCCGCAGGCTATAGCTGGAACGACCCTCTGTACGAGCCGTGGCACCTGTGGATGCCAACCGTACAACTTAACGGTATCAACAACTGCGGTTACGGGCTGCTGTACATAGCTGCCGCACTAGAGATACTGCAACGCAACAACGTACAATATAACGCAGACTTCATAGAGATGTTCGCACAGCCTTACCGCTGGCTCAAGACCAACGACCTTGAGGGCGACGAGTTCGAGGCGAAAAAGAAGATGATGCGCGAGATGGCGAGTGCCGGCTTCGGTATCACCGGTCTTAACGACGAGCTGGAGTTCCTGAACGACGGCAGCAGGGGCAACGGCTACAAAGCATACAATGACTTTGACCACAGAGCCAAGGCAGACATAAGCAAGTGGATAGGCGGGCACGCTGACTTCATAGACAGTATAGCTAAAGGCATGGACACACAGACCGGTGGCGGCGATGTAACCGACGATGCCACAGGTAACAACCAGATACAGCGCGCAGCGGCAGCCAAGCGGACTATAGACGGCGACAATGTGACCTACCGCACCAACGAGATACTGATACCCAAGCTGCAACGGCTGGGCGTGGACATACCGAGAGGGCACAAAATCCACTTCCTCAACGACAGCGAAGAACGCAGCATAGCAGCACAGGAGGCAGACAAGAACCAGAAGATAGCTACGCTGGCACTGAGCATGGCTCAGGGCGGGCTACAGATGGACGAGAAGTATTTCACAGAGCAGACTAAGATACCCTGCAAGCGTGTGGAGGTGATGCCCGACAAGAACGTGCTCAAGGAACCCAAGGAGCAGGCAGCGGGCAAGGGCGCACTGAAGGATAAAAACAAAGCAAGAACGGACAAACCTAAACATACGCGGTAATGGAGCCTATATTAATTTCAGTGAAGTGTAACACGGGCGACGGTAAAACGTTTCAAACGCCGGAAAAGGAAGATGTGGAGTTCCACGTGCACGACAGCAATATCTGGGTGCACACTGCACACGGTTGGGGGTTTTCCATCGACAAAGACACGGCGATAATGCTGCTTGAAAAGATTGCGAACAGAGCGACCAAAGAAAACGACGGGCGGGAAACGTATCTGACAATCAATATTCACGACGAGGTACTGGCACATAAAATGGCTGAAATACTGGAGATTAAGGTAAAAGAGGATAAAGTGTAAATAATGGCAACCTCTAAATTCGGTTTCGGGAAGGCGGCGCAGATGCTGCCACAGCAGATAAAGACATCTGCGATACTGATAATGAGGGCGAGTAAGCAGCACTTCGGTGAGAATTTCGATAAAGAGCAGTTTGATGGCACCAAATGGCCGGAAGTAGCAAGGAGAACAGCAGGCAACAAGTTTAACAAAAAGCGCATAGTAAGCGGCATCAACACACCGAGCGGCAAGCCGTTCATAGTAGACCAGGGCAGCGACTATGCCACGCGTAAGATACTACAGGGCAGGACAGGCAGGACGAGGTACAAGACAATAAAAGCAGACAGCAGTATAACCAACCACGGAGCGGTAAGCACAATGAGCAACCCCGTGCCGTACTCAGGCTGGCTGAACGAGGGGACACCTTACATGCCGAAAAGACCTTTTATGAAGCAGGATAGTAAACTAACAATTATACAACTGAAAATTTTAAAAACCGAAACGGGCAAAATATGGCATGTACAACCGTAACAATCGCACTCGACGCGGATAAGTTCGAGCAAACACTGGACAGGCTGACAGCTAAGGCAGAACACCTGCGCAGCCTGCTGGCCGAGATAAACGAGCACGGCAACGACCTGGACGCAGAGGTAGAACTGGCAGAGGGCATAGTAAAGCACCAAATGCCGCGACTGACTTACGCGGTGAACATGGGCGACATTATGCAGCTTGCAAACGCACCTGCCGCAGTGTTCACACCGGAGTTTCTGGCGCAGTTACAAAACGACCTGCCTAAGATGGTGGTAGCTGCACCTAAGCCACCCGTGAAAGCGCCGATAGACGCTAAGAAAAGCGGAGACTATAAAAAATCAGCGATATTAAAACCGTTCGAGGCATAACACATGGCTACAAGCTGCTTAAAAGACGCGATCACCAGTATTCTTACTCAGATGGGCACTATACCCTTTGACTGGAGCACTGTGCAAGGGTCTGAGAAAAGCAAACCAACTAAGTTGTTCCAACTGGTGCGAATATGGAACGACCAGGTGCGCAGAGAGGCAGACGGTAAGCAGATGGACGGGGTAAGCGGATACGTGTTCGAGAAACCGGCATGTTTCCTCGAGATGGTGCCGGAAGCGAGTATGCAGTTCACCGACAATGTAACGTTTACGGACATCTGCTGGAAGATGCACATAGTAGACTACGAGCTGGACGCTGGCGACGACGAGAATATGGACCAGAACCTGAACGTCTTCGGACACCGGGACTTACTGGTGCAGTACATGGCGGCCTTCGCCCCGACGAACTGTAGCACGATGTTCAAGACAGACGAGCGGCAGGACTACGAGCACACAGGTGTGTACCACTACATAGTAGATATGAAAAGCGGGCTTACGGACACTAAGGCAAGTGTACTGGACCCTGACCAGGTGAGAGTGATCTACAAGCAGCCACCGACAAACCTCGAGCTGAACACAGGATTTACGAGCGGCGACACCCCACCGGTAGACCCACACACCAGCTATATATGGCAGGTGTACCCTGTGGGCATACTGACGATAGTAGACATACCCGACCCGCTAAACACCATAACCCTCGGCAACGGAGCGGTGATACCAGCGGAGTATGCACTCAACGGAGACGGCACACTGACAATACCATACCTGAACAGTATAGATGGCATATCGGTGCTTGTGCCGTTTATGGTAGGTAATGCGCCTGCCGACACAGTGGTGTGGGTGTACAACGCAGTCGAGGAAACATACGTATTTGACAACAGCACAGGCGGCGGGTTTGTAATAGGTAACACTATAGAGTTTAACGCAAGCCTACCAAACTTATAGAAGATGGCACAGGAAATATCAGACATACAGCAGGAGATTATCGACGACCTCGTAGCGAAGGCAGCGGCAGCAGGGGTAGTGCTAACACCTGACGAATGGAGCGACTACGACTACCGGCAACTGCTGACATTTGTGGATGCGGTAGCCGCAGGCACTGTGCAGCAGCTATGGGACGCCTACCAGACTGATGTGGACAAGATAGTAAGCGCCGCAAGCCCTCAGACGGGCGCATGGTTTCAGTCTCAGATGCTGAAATTCCAGTTCGACGCGATCACACCGCAGATAATACAGTTTGACACAGTAAACTTTGCGCCATACTATCCGACAGTAGATACGACGCTGCAAGTGATAAAATACTGCTCAGTGGTAAGCGGCGCGTTCGGTATCACCATTATCAAGGTAGCCGCAGAGGCAGCAGGCGTTCCGGTGAAGCTGGACACAGCCCACGCCGGAGCCGAGGCAGCAGCTCAGTCATACGTAAACGTAATAGCTGTGCCCGGCCTGAGCTACTTAGTAGTCAGCAACATAAGCGATAAGATATTCATACAGGCGAGCATATACTACCAAGGGGGGTACAGCGCAGTAATACAGGACACGGTAATAGCAGCTATAGAAGCATATCTGGCAGGCATACCGTTCAACGGAGTAGTGCTGCTGTCAGGTATCAGCGATGCTATACAGGCCGTACCGGGAGTAAACGACGTGACTTTTCAGAATGTGCAGGCGCGAGCTAACGGCACAGCCTACGGCGCAGGCACGAACCTGGTGATAGCAAGCACGGTGGTAGCAAGAAAGTGGGACACAGACGCGGGGTATGTAATACCGGAGACGGACACAGGACACGAATTAACAGACAGTTTAACGTTTATACCCGAATAAATGCCAGTACCAGTAGTAGACATAGACGAGTTAGCGGTAAGTATGCTGCCATCGGAGCAAAGGCTACCGTACTGGGAGATATTCGCCAAGGCAGAGGCAAGCCCGTACAAAAATCTGTACACGCTGTTCACATACTATATGCAGGGCAGCACCGACATGGGCTACTGGGACGTAGCGGCCAGCTACAGCAAAGGTGACGTAGTGCGGATGCTCAGCGGAGTGTATGTCAGCAAGACCAACAGTAATACAGGTAACGCAGTAACCAACGCTACTTACTGGCTGAAAGTACTGAACAGCTTTATAGGGGCCACAGAGCGCGCAAAATGCACAGGCAGGTATCTGGCAATGACATGGATACTTAACCGGGCGTTTGGTACAACATTCAGGCAGCCACCATACCCGTCACCCTATGGAGGCAGCGGCACATTCTCGGACATCTACATAACGACAGACGCGATAGTGCGTACATCATTCACCATGTACCCCGGCGCGGCAGCATCGAGTAAGATGTACCCGACATTCAGCACAGGGTGGTTGTTTGAGCCGCCAGCCTATGCCGCAGAACTATCATTCAAATTTACGGTGCATGTGCCTGTAGCAGTATACACCGCACTGGGATCATCAGCAGCAATAAGAGAGAGCGTAGTACGCAACCACGTAGACAAATACAACGTAACAGGTATAACATACACAGTAGCAACATACTAAGATGAACAGAATACTAACCACCAACGCAGCAGACGGACAACCATTCTTAAGCCCGACGAGCTTAGACATGCTGCAGGACGCGTACAAGACAGGCTTCGCAGACCTTGTAAAGAGTATAATAGGCAGCACATACAGTGCGTTAGTGCCCTATGTGCTCTGGGGATGCGAGGTAACGAGCACGCCATCTATCACCGCAGGGGCGATATTTTTTAACGGGGAGGTGATAACAGTGGCACCATGGGCTCCCGGCATAGCCTGCTTTGCGTCAGTACCCGGATTGAACCTGTCAACGACTTACGCAGCATCGGACCCGGTGACCTACGAGAGCGGAGCATCGTATAACACCCACCAGATAAGAACGGCGGTAGCGAGCTGCGGCACGTCAGGCGCATTCACTATCGGGGATTTTACGGATTTGGTTTGGCTAAAGACTGGCTATGAGGACATAGCAGTAAACGACGCTACGTGGGCGGCGACAGTAGGGGACGAACCGAAGTGCATAAGGGATAATGGCAGAGTGCAGTTGTCGGGAGGATTTACGGTAGCATTAGGACCAGCAGGAGCCAATTTCGGACTACTACCGGCAGGGTTTAGACCTTACAAAAATATGGTGTTTGCAATGACCAGGGTGCAATCAGGCACGTACTCAACGATACAAGTAAAGATAACTACAGCGGGGGTAATATCGGTCGCAAACATAGCGGATATACCGAGTGCGACATCTTACATAGCCCTGGACGCAATTACATTCCTGACCTAAAAAGGCGCAGGACTTGATCGGTCCGTACTTCACGTAGAATGAGGCTATCCTTTGACAGATTGAACTTGTAAGCGGACATGTCCTGATAGATGTATAGTGTGTCATGGTTTAACCGATAGACCCGCGCAGTAGGAGTCAGTGATTGCTCAGGCAAATAGTAGACCACCTCATTATCAGTGAATGAGTATCTGCTCTCAGTGTTACCGGCGACAAGCCATGAAGTGTTTGCAATCGACAAAGGTTTAGCAGGCGGCGGCACAGGGCGAGGGCAGTCTGCTTTGATACAGGAAGCCAGAGAGATAACGGCGGCGAGAAACAAAACGGAGTAACGCATAAATGTTGATTTTTTACAAATGTAAGTAATAATGGCATACGAAAACAGAAAAGATCGCCGGATAGAGTACGTACCGCCTTTGCAGCTAAAGAAAAAGGTAGACCAGTACGCCAAAGGTAATCGCACCGAGTTTATCAACGAGGCGGTGAAAGCGTATATCCGCAGGATAGAGGACGGCACGAAAGAGAACAACTCAGTAAAGCGGTTGCTCGGTTCATAAATCACAGGGGTTGTATAAAAGCGGCTGGGCGTTTCTACGCCCGGCTTTTATTTTGAGAAATAGTGTACGTACACCCCGAAACACAGCGACAAAATCAATTCACCTTTATATCGTGGAGTTCAAATACGTTCAAAACCCAAGAGCCAAGAAACCTATTATCCTGATAGATCAATACATCGGGACTGATAGCAAAGGCGTAACGGGCATAGACGGAGGGAGGTTCACCAGAGAAGTATTAGCTCTTAAAAACAGTGGGGTAACGGAAGCCGAGGTATGGATAAACTCTAAAGGCGGCGAGTGGAGCCAAGGTGTAAGCATAGTAGGTGCCATGCGTAACTCAGGCATAGACTTTACTACGGTGAACATGGGTTTTGTAGACAGCACCGCAGGCCACATCTTTCAGGCAGGTAAGCACCGCAAGTGGATGGACTACGCAGTAGGACTGGTACACAACATACAGGGCAACGGCAGCGACACGATAATGGAGGCCATGAACAACAGCGTGGCAACATTACTACAGCCTAAGACCAACCGGACAGTGGATCAGGTAAGAGAGCTGATGAACGCAGAGACGATACTCACGACAAAGACAGCAGGCGACTACGGTTTTTATGACGAGAAGATAGACTGCACAGATATTCTCAGTTTCACGAACAGCTCAGACCCGGTAGAAGTAACCAACGTAGGAGCACAACAAATTAAAAAATTACTACCTAAAGTTAAAAATATGGAAGCAGTAAACGCAGTACTCGGTTTGACAAATGAAGCAAGTGAGGCAGCCCAGTTGGCAGCTATCAACTCAATCATAAAAGCTAAGAATGATGCCGAGGCAACCATTCTGACAGTAACGAACGAGCGTGACACAGCAGTGGCGACACTGACAGAAACGAACACCAAGCTGGCGACAGCGGAGAACGCTATACTGGCAGCAACCAACGAGGCTAAAAAGACTAAAGCGGAAGCACTGGTAGCATTGCACACAGGCAAGCGCATAGTAGACACGCCGGAGAATGTGTTGAGGTTCACAAACCTCGCCATAGCAGACTACGAAGGCACTAAAGCAATCATAGAAGCCATCAACCTGAACGTGACTGCGCCGAAGCCAGTACCGACAGGAGCGACAGCTAAAGTGGTAGTAAGTGCAGCGCAGTACACAATGCAGTAATGCGTAGCGTACTAAGCAACAAATAAGTTTTTAAAGTTTTATGAAGTTATAAAACAATTATTACCATGAGTATAGTAATGACCGGTACCAGCTATAGCGGTACACATGCAAGTCAGTATTGGATGCCAGCCTATTTCGAGGCAGACACCATGCAAGAAGGAATAGTAAGCGTATGGGATGGCATCAAAGATAAGGTGAACATCAGCAGCATGGTGTTTACCGGAGGCTTGCAGCCAAGGAACGCCACGCCGAACACACCGCAAGGCACAGCAACAGTATCAGAGAAGATACTACAGCCGGAGTCTGCGATGTTGTACATGACTTACCTGCCGAGCGTGCTGGAGAACCAGTGGGAGAGCGTAGAGCTGTCCACGTTCATGCTGGACCGTAACCTGCCGAACGACTTCAGCAGCTACGTGATGTACTCGGTAATGAGCAAAGTGTTCGGACAGGACATGGAGGTAGGCTGGTGGATGAGCTCCACTAACTTCCAGTCAGTAACTGACCCGGACGATCCACGCTACTTGCTGCAGTTCTGCGACGGCTTCATGAAGCGCATCGTAAACGACGCAACAGTATTGAACTGCGCCAGCCCGGCAGCAATCACGACATCGAACATTCTTACCTTCCTGGAAGAACTTATATCGCTTATCACAGTCAACAAGAAAGGGCTTATCAAGCGCAAGAAGCGCATGAAGTTTTTCTTCTCTGTGCTGACAGCGAACATCTGGAGACAGTTCTTGCTCTCTCCGACGTTCAAAGGTATACAGTACCCTGACAGCGGCGAGACCAAGTTTGCGGGTTACGACATCGTAACACTGAACGGTTTCCCCGACGACACTATTCTTTTCTGCGAAGGCACGAAGGATAAGACAGGCGCGTTCCACATAGGTATGAACAGTACCGGTGACGAGAACAACATACAGACAGACCGCACCAGACCGATGGACGAAACTTTCTTTATCAAAGCGTTGATGAAGTTCAACACACAGATAAAGTTTGGTGACGAGATAGCGTGTATGACCACGCTGGAGCCTTCGGACTTTGAGATGTAATAGCGAACCATGACAATAATGCCAACCACCCCGTAGCCCTGTAAGGCACGGGGATTGGCGGTACAAAACGTTTAATTCAGACCAATTCAGATTATGAAAAAGCTAATAACCATACTTGCATTGCTGGCCTTTACGGCAGTTACCTACGGGCAAAAAACAAACACCCGCAACTACTACACCGGTGATAACACCTGGTCGGTAATACCCATCAAGAGTGTAGCCGTATCTGACACAGACGGGGCGACAGTGGACACAGTGGAACTCAGACCAGCGGCAGGTGTAACGTATTACACAGCCACTATCTCGGATAGTGCTACGCTGAGACTGAAAAGTACCGCAGCCTGCTACAAAGGTGACAGGATTGTGCTTGATGTGATAAACAGCGGCCCTACCAGCTTTTTCTATCTGGCGGGTAACTGGATAGTATCTACCGGCACCGCTAAAATCACTAACACTACGGCGAAGCGCAGCCATCTGGAATGGTACTTTGACGGTAAGAACTTCGTGGAGACGAGCCGTAACCTGAACTACACGTACTAATAACGGATAACCGAAAATACTTTCATACAACCACAAGCTAAACACTCAGAGCATGACACCAAGGATAACCACAGAACTGCACAACGTTCTCGAAACGAACCCAGGAAAGAAGCACGTACATTTTACGGCAGACGGACACTACCATTTCCGCGTATTCTCTGTACCAGGTGGCAAGGATAATAACCTGTATACCCGGTTGCAGGAAGTGCCTGAGAAATCAGACAAAGGTATATCCACAGGCAAGTTTATTCAGGTGCCTATCAAGAACCTGAAAGGTGCAGCCGACGAGCGTTTTCTGGTAGCTAAGACTATGACCCGTGAAGAAGTGCTGGCGATAGCACCGGTAGACGGCACGCTGCTGTCTATAGCCACAGGTCCGAGCAAAGCCGAGATACTGGCGACACTGGGCGTGTCTGACGAAGAACTGGCGGCGTTTCTTGCCAAGCCAAAGAAGAAGTAAGCAATAATTATCCTTAACCGGTGCAAAGACGCACCGCACTAATACAAGACGAAATGGCAATAAGTGCAGTTACATTCATACTCGGTACTACGCAGATAGGACAGGCTGCGGAAGGGAGCGACTTCGTATCCGGCCAGGTGTTTTACGGTACTGCGCCGGGCAGTTTCGCGGCATCACCTATGCAGAAGGTATTCAGCGTAGCCGATGCGGAAGACAAGGGCATCACCCTTGACTACTCAGACGAGACAGCACCGAGAGCCATCTACACTATCTCAGGTACGGTAACAGTAGGCGACACCTACGCAATGACCGTAACCGAAGTGAACCCGGTAACACCAGCTAACCCGACAGGCACCACAGTGGTAAACCTGGGCACAGCCACGGTGTCAACGGCAGCTACGCCTACAGGCGGGGCTACAGACATGGCCGCACAGATCAACGCAGGCACATACTTACACGGTTACACAGCAAGCAGCGCGCTCGGCGTGGTGACTATCATAGGCCGCCCCGGACTGGGTGTGAGCCTTAACACAGGCACTCCGCTGGCAGTTACCGTTACCGGCACATCTACTGGTGTTATCACACAGCAGTTCGGCACAGGCTCAGGCGGTGCAACGGTGGGCGTGTACAGCAAGAAAGCAGTTTGGCACTACACAGTATCTGAGTTCTTCCGCGCTAACCCTACAGGGGTGTTGTGTGTAGGTTTCTTTGCTACAGTGTCAGCCACATTCGCAGACGTTGTAACCCTACAGGACTTCTTCGAGGGAGAGTGCAAGCAGATAGGCGTGTTTGACCCAACGGTAACAAGCGCAGCAACGTTCACCAGCAATGGTACACTGCTGCAGGCAAGAGCCGTAGAGCTGTTCGCAGGTTACAACCCTGTAGTAATACACTACACAGCCAACCTGAAGGCAGTAGCTAACGTGTCAGCCCTTGAGAACCAGCAGAACAAAACTAACTATTACGTCAGCCACGTTATCCTACAGGATGGCGGTGCAAAGGGCGCACAGTTGTACATCACCAGCGGCATAAGCATAGGCAACATAGGCTGCTCACTGGGTACTACCAGTAAAGCGGCAGTTAACCAGGACATCGGCGAGGTGGGCGCGTTCAACATAACGGACGACACAGAGATGGCTATACCAGCCTTCATCACCGGGCAGAAGGTGAGTGCAGTAGCCAGCACACTGATAACACAGCTCGACTCGTACAGGTACATGTTTGCCACCCGAGTACCTAACAAGACAGTAACCTGTTTTGTGAACGACTGGAGCAGCATAGTGCAGACAAGCCCATACCTGAGACAGAGCCGCAACAGAACTATGAACAAGGCTATACGCCTGATCTACACCAACATCGTAGACCTGCTGAAAAGCCAAATAGAGCTGAACACCGACGGCACCATCACGCAGGTATCCATAGCCAAGTTTGACGGAGCTGTGATACCGGTAGGCACGCAGATGAAGAACGCAGGCGAGATAAGCAACATGCGTGTAACCATCAACAGCGCACAGAATATAATAGCCACAGGTAAGCTGGTAGTAGGCGTAGCAATACAGCCAACTGTCACAGCAGATTTCATAGAGGTTCCGATCTCGTTCGCAGCTAAACTATAAGACAATGCAGTATAATAAAAGTTGGGTTGATATAACCCTGTTAGTAGGCGGTGTTCCACTTCTTGAGGTGCAGGCGATTACCTACAACCGTGAGCGTAAGATTGAGGACCACTACGGTGTAGGGGACAAGGTGGTGTCGAGAGGCAACGGCAACGTAATGGACAGCGGGCTGAACTTCAAAATGAGTTTTGACGAACTGAAGCGTCTGGAGCTTGCCGCGCCTAACGGTGACATTACGCTCTACCCACCATTCGTAGTAAAGGTAGTGTGGAAGCCGACAACGCAGAACCCTACTACCTGGACAGATACGCTCACTAACTGCCAGTTTACGACCAATGGCCGTGACCTGAAGACCGGAGATACCAAACACTTTTACGATGTAAAAGGAATATTCGCAGGTTTAAATGATCCGCAATAATGACAAAGCCAACAACCCCTAAGACCGCAACTGCGGCAAAGAAGACACCGGAGCAGGTAGACAAAGCCTTCTGGGAGAGCGTAGACACAAAGACCGCAGAACTGGCAACGGCACTGAGAACAAAGGTGTTCCCGATAGTACTGCTGGACACGTCAGGTAATGGCGACTACGTGGTAGGTTATGCCCGCACACCGGACATGATCACACAGCTCAGACTTATAGACAAGAGCGCAGGCAACGGCAACGGTTTCTCTCTGGAGGCGTGCTCAACTGCACTGGAGAGCCTGCTGATAGCGGCAGAAAGCGATAAGCGCATTGCGCCGGACGGCGAGGATGGTAACTACTGGAAAGGAGCATGTGTGAGCCTGTCTCAGTTTATGAACATGGCCATGCCCGTGCTTAAAAAAAAATAGAAGACTACGACATACGGGTTACTGAAGATGAAGGGTGGGCCGGTGAGCTTGCCCTTTTGTCGTACCACTACCACGTAGACATAAGAGAGTGGGGCGAAGATAAAACACTGTACATGATGCAGCAGATGCAAACCGCAATGCGCATGTTGAAACTGAGAGGTAACGCTGAGGACTAATGGCAGATAATACAGTCAGATACGTAGTATACATAGACGGCACCGGCGCAGCCCGGTCCGGGCTCATGAGTATGGAGAGTGCAGCCGTAGCCACTGAACGCAGCATAGCCTCTCTGAACAACACCCTGCGCGGTATGGCCGGAGCCATGGGCATAGGGCTGGGGCTACACTCGTTTGTGGACTTTGGCAAGGAGGCAGTAGAAGGTGCCGCAGACTACGAGACCGCAGTAAAACGTATCAAGTTTGCCAGCGACGACCTTGCAGAAGGGGCGAAGAATATAGCATTTATCCGCAGTGAAGTAGATAAGTTCGGTATACCGCTGCAAAGTGCTACCGATGCCTACGGTAAATTTCTGGCGATGCTGGCAGGCTCGGACATACCGAGCGAACGGGTGCGCAAGCTGCATGACGAGTTACTGCTCATAGGTAAGATTAAAGGACTTGACGAGGGGCAGCTCAACGCTGCAGTAATGAACCTCGGTAAAATGCTGGAGAGCGGCTCACTGGATGCGCGCCACTTCAGACCACTGGAGCAGCAGTTGTCAGGCATAGGCGCGTTTGTGGCGAAGGAGCTGGGCATATCCGTGCACCAGCTTGCGATACTGCGTAACCAGGGTAAAATGACCCAGATAGACCCGCAGGTGCTGCTTACCGCTATCGAGAAGCAAGCGGCCAGCCTCGAGGGCTTCCTACCTGAGAGCCTTACAACCATACGCACAGGCCTGAACCAGCTCACGACAGACTGGGTAGAGTTTAAGAACAACCTCGTATACGATAACCGGGCAGAGCTTGAGGCATTGTTTGCCACGCTGAAAAGCGGCATAAAGTACCTGAACGACCACCGGGAGGGCATCGTCTCCACCGGCAAGGCTGTACTGGCAATAGGCGAGATATGGCTGAAGTATAAAGGGGCTATGCTGCTGGTAAACGCCGCACAGTCTATCTACAACGGGTTTATGGCTGGCTATGCGGCCAATGCCGCAACGGTGATAACGGCGACTGAGGCGAAGGCAGTGGCCATGAACCACCTTGCACTGAGCATGGAGCGCGTAGCATACGCCACTGAGCTGATGGCAGGTGCGTCACTGACAGGGGCAGTAGGTCTCGGCGCAGCAGGCATACCACTTGCAAGCGCAGGCACGATGGGGCTTGCGGGCTCAGGTCTGGCGGGTGCCGGTGTAGCAGGCGCGGCATCGGGTGCAGCAGTAGGTAAAAGCGCAGGACTGATGCGTGCGGCGATACCTGTGGCGATTATGTGGATGGCGGCGGAAGTAGCCAGCCAACTGCTGCCAAAGACACCGGGCGGCCACCAGATGAACTGGAAAGACTATTTTGGTTTTTCTGAGTTCGGGCATAGCGTGGAGGCTATGGCTAAGGGCATAGTGGCATACCGTCCGGGTATGGAGACGCACTCTGAGCTAATAAGGCTAACAAGTAAGATGTACGGCGGCCATCAGAACATCAAGTATGACAATAAGGGCTACCCTGTTTTTCCGAGCGCAACAGGTAACGAGAATTTAGACACTCAGATACTGCTATGGCAGGAGAGCAAGGGATATTTAAAATCTATAGACGGTAAACTTATAGGGGGCAGGCTTCTGCCGCCAACAGGACTACAGGAGACATACGGCATAAAGCCGGGATTTGGCAAGCCGGGATTTGGCAAGACAGAGAAGCACGACAAGATCATGCCGCCGAATGACACGGTAACAGGCCAGCGGTTG